GAATAGGTTTAATATAGTATTGGCATGTAGACAGAGTGGTAAATCTATTTCATCTGTTGCTTATTTACTATGGTATGCGTGTTTTCATCCAGAGAAAACTATTGCAGTACTTGCAAATAAGGGTGCAACAGCAAGGGAAATGTTAGCAAGGGTGACTCTAATGTTAGAGAACTTACCCTTTTTCTTACAACCTGGCTGTAAGGCTTTGAATAAAGGCTCCATTGAGTTTAGTAATAACTCTAAGATAATGGCAGCGGCAACTAGTGGTTCATCCATTCGTGGTCTTTCTATTAACTTATTGTTCTTAGATGAGTTTGCTTTTGTAGAGAATGATGCACAGTTCTATACATCAACTTATCCAGTGGTATCTTCTGGTAAAGATACGAAGGTTATTATTACCTCTACAGCTAATGGTATTGGTAATATATATCACAAGATATGGGAAGGGGCATCTCAAGGAACAAATGAGTATAAACCCTTTAGAGTAGATTGGTGGGACGTACCAGGGAGAGACCAGAAGTGGAAAGATGAAACTATTTCAAATACTTCTGCTCTACAGTTTGAGCAAGAGTTCGGTAATACGTTTCATGGTCGTGGTAATACTTTAATAGATGCGAATCATTTATTATCTCAAGTAGCCATAGACCCTATTAAATATAAAGAGAATATATTTATCTATAAGGACCCAATACCTACTCATAATTATATCATGACAGTAGATGTTTGTAAAGGGAGAGGACAAGATTATTCTACCTTTACAATTATAGATGTATCTACTCCAGTATTTGAACAGGTTGCAATCTTTAGAGATAATAATATATCTCCAATGTTAATGCCTGATATGATATATAAGTATGCAAATTTATATAATGAAGCTTATGTTGTTATAGAAAGTAATGACCAAGGTGCGGTTGTATGTAATGGATTATATTATGACTTAGAATACGAACATATGTTTGTTGAATCCTCTTTAAAGGCAAATGCAATTGGTGCTACAATGACCAGAAGAGTAAAACGTATTGGGTGTTCTACAGTAAAAGATTTAATAGAACAGAAGAAGTTGATTATATATGACGCACAGACAATTATAGAAATGAGTACATTTGTTTCTAAGGGTAGTAGTTATCAAGCAATAGCTCCTAACCATGATGACTTAATGATGAATTTAGTTATGTTTGCCTGGTTCACGTCTACCGATGTGTTTAATGGTATAACTGATATAGATATAAAGAACATGCTATATAAAGAAAGATTAGCAGAAATACAGGACGATATGGTTCCGTTTGGATTCATTGACGATGGAGAAGATACTCCAGCAGGTGTCGGTGATGGTGATGGTAACGTATGGTTTGAACAAAAATGGAAGGGGCAACAATACTAATGAAAAATTTTAACGATTATTTTGTGGTGGAAGAATTTGAAGAGCCAATAGAGCAGGATAATCTACACGTTGCCGTTTTAGGTAAGAAGGAATCTGGAGAAGGAACTTTTGCAGAGATTGCCGAAGAGGTATGTAATGCCAAGAAGATATCATTTGACCAAATCTATGTGGATGAGGCATGGATATCTCAAAATGATGTAGAGATTGGTAGTGTAACTATTCAGAATGCTGACGGTAAAGATAATTCTATAGAACTAGAAACACATAATACTATTATCTTTGTTAGGGCTGGAGCACTAGAAAGTTTATCTGCTCAAGCAATTGTATCTTCATTACAAAGTATTGGTTTCTTTTTAGTAAATGATTTAGAGTCAATGTTGGCTTGTGATAATAAGATGGCCAATACATTACTATTAGAAAGAAATAATTTACCCACCCCCAAAACTTCTATTTTAAATAATATAAAGTCTATAGAAGATGCTCATAAAAGAGTTGGTGGTAAGTTTCCAGTAATCATAAAAACTTTAACGGGAACACAAGGTGTTGGAGTATCTAAGGTAAATGATATGGCATCACTAGTATCCGTAGCTCAATCTTTATGGAAATATGATGCAGACTTACTCTTACAACAATTCTTAGATATTAAATCAGATATTAGAACTCTTGTTGTAGGTGGTAATATTATAGGTGCCGCAGAGAGAATAAGAGAAGAAGATAACGGCGAGTTTAGAAATAACGTCCACTTAGGTGCAAAGACAAGACCATATACATTATCTAATGAAGAAAAAGAATTAGTAGTAGCCGCGGCTAGGTCGACAGGGGCTTGGTATTGTGGAGTTGACCATTGTAAGGTAAAAGATGATTACTACTTATTAGAAGTAAATGGTTCACCAGGCATTAGGTCACACTTTAATGCATATGACCCTAATAGTGGTTCATCATTGGGTAAGAAAACAGATAAAGATATGGTAGGTTTAATTATAGATTTCTTCTCAAGTGATTTAAATAGAAGACCTATTATGAGACAAGAGGCTGGATTCATTGAAACAGTCGTATTAGAAGGTTTAGAAAAAGACCCAATCAGGGCAAAATTTGATACAGGTAACTCTGCATCGGCAACTATGTTTCATGTTGATAAACTTGAAGCTGATGGTGATTTTGTAGAATGGGTTAAGAATGGGAAGAAGTTTAGAAGTGAAGTAATAGGTGTTTCCGAAGCAAGGAGAGCTAGAAAACTCTTTGATGTAAGACCAATTATTGAACACAATCTAATCTTTAATAATAAAAAATATAAAGTAGAATTAGGACTAACTCTTAAAGATACTGCATCCGAAATGTTAGTAAATAGAATATTACTTACTAAGTTTAAGGTTGCAGTTAATCCTAATAGACAATTCATGTTGAGTGAAGTTACGGCACCTAATGATAAGAATGACCACTAGGATAATGTTATTTATAAATAATAGTAGTGAAAATTCTTATTATGAACAACTTATTAACTAACTCAAATTGAGAGGATAAAGCGATGGCATTTCAAGTCTCACCCGGCGTTCAATTCAAAGAAATTGACGCAACAAATGTTGTCCCAGCAGTTTCATCATCTATTGGTGGATTTGTGGGAGAATTTAATTGGGGTCCTGTAAATAAGATAACACTAGTTTCTTCGGAAGATGAAATGGGCAGTATCTTTTCTACACCTACTCCAGCAAACGCTAATCACTTTTTAACAGCGGCATCATTCTTAAAGTATGGAAACGCATTAAAGGTAATTAGAGTTGTCGATTCATCGGCAAAAAACGCATGTACTACAGAAAGTAGTGCGACATTAATAGAAAACGAAGATGACTATCTTGGTTCAACACTAACCGGCGACTGGCATGCAAGATGCCCAGGTGTTTTAGGTAATGGCTTAAAAGTACTTGTAGTATCTAGTTCTGCAGCATATGCTACCACACCCTTTGCTGACTATAAAGGATTATTTGAAGGGGCTCCGGCTACTTCAGACTATGCTGTAAGTCAAGATGGTGCAGGTGTAAATGATGAACTGCACGTAGTAGTAGTTGACAAAGATGGTTTAATTAGTGGTGTTCAAGGTACTGTATTAGAAACTTTTGGTTTCTTATCTCAAGCATTAGATGCAAAAGATGTAAACGGTTCTTCACTCTACTATAAAGAAGTAATTAATAGAGAATCCCAGTGGATATGGTTTGGTGCTGGAGCGGCTGAACATACCCGTTCAGGAAAAACTATTGCTGAGGTTAAACTTTTAGCTTCATCATCAGACCCTTCAATTGCGGCAGGTCAATATCAAACTTCTGCAACAGTATTAGTAGATTCACTATCAGGTGGTGTTGATGGAACTGTGGCAGCTGCTCAAGTAACAGCAGGTCTTGGATTATTCCAAGATGTAGATACAGTTGATGTATCACTTCTTTTTGCTATTCCAGATGCAGATGGTGCAGATGTTATTGGTGAAAAACTAATCAGTGTTTGTGAAGCCAGAAAAGATTGTATGGCTTTCATCTCACCTCCAGTAGCAGATACCAAAGGTATTGCTTCAGTAACAGCTGTAACTAATGTATTAGCATATAAGGATAGTTTAACTAGCTCTTCATACGCAACACTAGATGGTGGAGCAGTATATGTTTATAATAAATACCATGACCAATATGAATGGATTGGTGCTTCTGGTTTAGTTGCAGGTCTTGCAGTTAATACAGACCAAGTTGCAGATGCATGGTTCTCACCAGCTGGTGTAAATCGTGGGCAATTAAGAGGTATTACTAAGTTAGCATATAACCCAACTGCAGCACAAAGAGATTCACTTTATGTAGGTAAAGTAAATCCTATAGTATCACTACCTGGACAGGGAACAGTACTATTTGGAGATAAAACTTTGGCTTCTAGAGCTTCAGCATTCGATAGAATCAATGTAAGAAGATTATTTATCGTATTAGAGAAAGCAATTAGTACTGCTGCTAAGGCACAACTATTTGAATTCAACGATGAATTTACTAGAGCTCAGTTTAGAAACTTGGTAGAACCATTTATGAGGGATGTAAAAGGAAGAAGAGGCGTAACAGACTTTAAAGTAGTATGTGATGAAACAAATAACAATTCTGCAGTAGTAGATGGTAATAGATTTGTGGCTGACATATACGTTAAACCTACTAGGTCAATTAACTTCATTACATTGAATTTTGTAGCAACCAGAACCGGAGTTGAATTCTCCGAAGTAGCTGGACAATAATAGGAGAAAGACATGGCAATTTTAGGAATTGATGATTTTAAATCAAGACTAACCGGTGGCGGTGCAAGGGCTAACATGTTCAAAGCAACAGTTAACTTCCCTGGC